CCGCCATCTTTCCATGTATAGTTTACTGGTTTAAGTTTAGATACAGAATCTAAAGCATTAATAAATGGCGTTATATTTTCTTTTAAACGATAATCAGAAGTTGCTGTATAGACCACAGCAGAAGTAGTTCCTACTCTTGAAATAGCGCCGCAAACGTCCCCTGCATTAGCAGTAAAAGTAACAAAATCCGTTGCGCTTGCATTTGCAACACAATATATAGCAAGCCCATTATTACCAGAGGTATATTCAATGGATTGTTTTGCAAGATTTCTTTGCGCTGTTCCACCAACCAACAAATTACCATTAGAGTCAATACGCATCCGTTCTGTAGTTGTTCCCCCATTAGGTATAGTAGAAAACTGTAAATACCCTGCCCCGTTGTTGTCTGTAGAGTTCTCTTTTCTGCCCGCAATCATTGCAAACGGCGCTGATAATCCAGTAGAAACTACAAATTTACCCCCAAAACCAATGCTTCCACCAATATCTGCTCCCTGTGCATTAGTGGTAATAACAGAAATATTTCCGTTTTGTCCTACCGCAGAATTTGTACCTGCAATATAAGCCTGCAATCCACCCACGCCCGCTGCACTTGTTACTGCGCTACCAACTTGTAACGTGCCATAACTTGTAATAGGAAGCATACCAATACCTACATTACCACTAGAGTTAATACGCATCCGTTCTGTATTGCTAGAACCCGTTTGAAAAGTAAGATTTGAACCACCATCAGTAAGAATAGATCCTAATTGAGTAGCACCATTAAACCATTGAATTTGATAAGCCGTTGCTAACTTAACAGCGCCCGCAGTTAAAGTTAAATTAGCGCCATCAAAGGTAAAAGCAGAAGAATCTTGCAATAGACCGCCCATGCCAATGTAAGGAACGCGAGCAGCGGTAAGCGCAGACGATGACCAGGCTAAATTACCTGAAGCGTTAGGGACATTTAATACATTTGTAGCCGCCGTATTAGGGCCACTTAGCGAAGTTGTGCCACCTAAAGTAGCTTGAAAGACTAGGTTTCCCATGATTTTTTCCTTATGACGCTGTATAAACAGCCATAGCAACGCTATCTAATACAAAGTATTTTAGCTTTGTTAGCCGAGTTTTAATATATTTATTGTGCTTACGCATATTATTTATTTGCCTTTAGCAGATCAATTTCGGCTTTAAGCTCTTGAACTGCTTTTACCAGCATAGGAACTAACTTACTATGGTCAACTGACCAAGGAATATCCATTGTTCCATCTTCTTTATCTGTACCTTTAAAAACCGCTTCAGGAACTAAAGGTTCAAGTTCTTGCGCTATAAAACCAAAAGGTACTTTGGACTGATTGTTTATCCAATTAAAGTTACGAACCTTAATGCTATCAAGTAAAGTTAAAGCTGAACTTGCATCAACAATATTTTCTTTTAACCTTACATCAGAAGAAGTAGCAAACCCTGTAGAACTATCGTCATAATTCACACCACCAACATAGTTACCGCTATAGTAGTTAAGGATTGAGTTAATACCACCACTATAAGTTTTAACAAATCGAACACTAGCTAAAACACTATTATTTGCAATTTCAAGTCCAGCTACAGAAGTGCTTGACGCTGTTTTTCCAATAAAAATATCGCCTTTAGACGGGTTTAATAATAAAGTGGTGGCGGCACTTCCCGCAATAGATTGAATAGATCCGCAATAATCCCCGCTTATATTTAAATACCCAATATTTAACTTATAAGTAGAATTTGCACTAGATTCACCAATTTGTAATTGATTATTGGCATCTAACCCTGTAGTCGGATTTGTTACAGGAACTAAAGTTATTCTTGCGTTTGGATATACTGCCGTTGTCCCAATACCTAATTGAGTACCACTAAAATATAAGCTAGAAGTAGAGCTAAACGCGCCTGTGCCATTACCATAGGGAATGTACCCTCCACTAAGGGTTGTTAACCCTGTACCGCCGTTAGCTACAGGTAAAGCGGTTCCTGAATAGCTAATGGCTAAAGTACCGCTAGTAGTGATCGGGCTACCAGCTATAGATAAGAAAGCTGGAACAGTTGCGGCTACAGAAGTAACAGTGCCGCCACCTGCGGGTGTAGCCCAAGTTCCATCACCACGCAAGAAGTTGCTTGAAGATGGAGTTCCAGTAATAGGGTTATTTGTAGGGGCTGTTACAGATGATAAAATTGTTCCGCTTATTGGCAGAGTTAATGATGTATTAGCGCTAACTGTAAGGGATGTAGTAAAAGCACCTGAAGTTGTTAAATTACCACCTAAAGTGATAGTTTTAGCACCGTTATTTACGCCTGTACCACCATAAGTACCGGTAATAATACCTAAATCACCAGAACCTAATAAAGTAGTTCCATTAACGGTTTTAATGTTAGTTCCACTAACTAAAGCGGCTTGTTTACCATTAAATGTAGACCAATCAGTAGAACTTAATGCACCGCGATTAGAAGCGGAAGCCGTTGGCACGTTAAGCGTAATTACAGGGGTTGTAGTGCCTGTAGCAACTGTACTTGATAAGTCAGTACCAGTTGTTCCTAAAGTTAATGCAGCGACGCTTGTAACCGTTCCGTTGGTATTGGATTTACCATTAAAAGTATTCCAATCTGTACTTGTAAGGTAACCGTTAGTTGTTGTATTGGCAGCGGCCATGCTAATTGCGGGGGTAGTGCCACCGCTAGATACAACAGGAGCCGTACCAGTTACGCTAGTTACCGTACCACCGCTTGAAGGGCTTGTATTGGTAACAGTAAAGTTAGGGTAAGTACCAGTAACGCTAATGCCTGTACCGCTTGCAATTGCTACGGTTTGGTCAGGGGCTGTATTTGTAATAGTTAAAGTACCGCTAGTTGTAATAGGGCTTCCTGATACGCTAATCCCTGTTCCAGCGGTAGCAGCTACGCTAGTTACTGTTCCTGTATTACCTGTTAGCAATACTCCATTAGCCGTAACCGTGTTTGCAAAAGTAGCCTTTGAATCTTGGTCAATAGTAAGGGCAACAGCTTGTGTAATCGTAGTATTAGGGGTTACATAAAATAAAGCCTTTGCACCTCTAGCTGTAGCACCCCAATTTTCTGTAGCTACTCCTTCATAAGATGCTTGTGGATAGCCATTTGCAGAAGTTGTACCATAACCAGCTAATTCAAACTTACCTAAACTATCTCCGCTAAGCGGTGCTTGCGGTGCAGCATAAGTGCCACGAAATTTAGCAATGCGCATAGAAGAACTACTAGCATTACTTGAATACCCACGAATAGCAATACGAGAAGTAGAATTGTTATCGCCATAAGCCCTAAACAAAATGTCAGGTACGGCAGTTGAATTAAGCCCTAAATGAGCAATATTAGTAACGGTTTGTGCGTTTAAATCTATTGCGCTACTTGCACCTGTATATGGTATATAAGTACCTGAAAGGGATGGAAGATCAGCCGCTACTAAAGCTCTAAATGTGGGAACGCCAGCAGAACCATTAGGTGCAGCTAGTACATAGTTAGCCGTTTTAGAAGCATAAGGATTAAGCGTATCGCCATAAGCTGTAGCTAAACTAATAGCTGGCGTTGTACCGCCTGACGATACAACAGGACTTGTACCAGTAACGCTTGTGACTGTACCGCCTGAACCTGTAGCTGATAACGTACCACCTGCAAAAGTAATGCCTGAACCAATGGTGACGTTACTAAAACCACCTGAACCATTACCATACAAAATAGAAGTACCGCTAGTAGCAGGTGCTTTGCCATTAAATGTATTCCAATCGGTTGCAGATAGCCAACCATTAGAACTAGTACCTGATTGACGAATAGGTATAGTATTTACAACGCCGCCGCTATCTTTAAAAAACAGATTTTTATCTGCTATGTTAATAGCAATTTCTGACCCAGTAGCGCTATTAGTTAAATTAACAGCAAGCGGTACGTTAGTAGGTGTACTACTTGCGTATAACAGGATAGGCGTAAAGTTTGTTTGGGCCATTTAAAGAAGTCCTAAATTTAGACTGATTCTATTATGTTTCACTATACTTGTCATTTAAAAGTTACCCCCACCAATACCGCCTGTAGAAGTCAATATATTGCCGTCAAATAGCAATTTGCTTGATTGGGCCATTGTGCTAGTAGATGACGCATAAAAAATTTGATTAGCGCCAAAAGTTGATAGACCTGTACCACCTCTAGCCGTAGCAAGCGTACCGCTAGTAATTTGACTTGCTGATATGGATATAGATACATTTTGAGCAAAAGTAACCGCGCCGTACTGATTAATAGTGAATTGACCTACGCTTGACGCAGTGCCATAAGTGCCAGGGGTTACGCCTGAAGAACCAATTGCAAAAGTAACGGTGCCAGTGCCATAAGTGATAGATATGCCTGAACCAACTAAAGAAGCGGGTTCAAACACATTATTAGCGTTACCAATGATTATTTGATGATCGCCAATAGTATCTAAACCTGTACCGCCTTTATCTACAGGAACAACTCCAGTACCTGTAAAACCATAAATATTCCAAAAAAATCTATACCACTCCGTTGTCATTGTAAGTTCGCCCTCATAAATGAGGGGAACTTTGGCCGAAGGCAGTAAAGTTATATTAGCCATTAGCTATTGGTGCCGCTTAAATGCAGTTCAGCGCCAACAATGCTTATTTTAACGGGGTCTGTACCTGACACTTCATAAATGCGGTCACGAAGCTTTGTAGTCATTCCTAGACGGCGCCAAATAGCACGATATCCATATTGACCAAGTTTGCCCATAGAAACCCAATGTTCGTTTGACCACGTATGCCCACCGTCGTCTGACCAACGAAGCATTACTTGGGGGTCTGCACCTAGCGTTTCGCCGCCGATGCCTTCTACATTAATAATTAAACTTTCGGTAGGTGCTATTTCAAGCGTTTCGCCCGCAGCAATAATTATCTCCGTTGGGTTTTCTGGAATAATTACATTAGTCAAACCGCTTACGCCGACGCCTGTTTCGCAATTAAGCTGAAGGCTGTGCTGTGCTGTGCGGTTAAGGTTATTTTGGTTAGTAGGTAATGGGCGCCAAGACCTAAGCCATTTTTGAGGCGCGTCATTATCTACATACACATCTAAGTCTAAAGCGTATAAATTGCCGTTTTCGTAATCACCAACAATTGTTAAGTTATTAAAACTCATTTGGCAATTACCACGGTAGCGCGTAAATTCGCCGTTTAGCCAACCCGCACGTTCATGCCAAGCACCTGTAGATACGTCATATACCCATGTTTTTCCAACAGTAGGAAATACTAAAACATAAAAAGCATGACCTTCTTGTTGGTATGTATACGCAACTGCATTAGTTACATCGCCGTATTGTTGAATAGCAAATTCAATAGCATGAGTTGACACACGTTTGCCAGTATAGCCTTGGTTACGATAAACAATGCCATAACCGCGTGGGTCAGTGCCAAGCCAAAAAATACTATTATCAAGTTTAGCAATAGAAAAGGCAGCCACACATCCAATTTCATTGTAAGCTCCTTGAATGGGCGCTAAAGGAAAGGGAATAGTTGCTGCGTCATACCAAACCTCAGTAGTACCTTCGCCAAATACCCACACTTCACGGTTATTGGTTATTACGGCAATCACTTTATCAGGTGAACTTTCTGCCGCTGCAAAAGCTAATGGATCAGTAATCGTGCCATCAAAAATGTTTGTAACCCAAAGAATTTGCGAATCTGGTTGATTATAAACAAAATATCCATCAATATAGGATATGGTTTTAGCGCCAGCTGGTGTTGTGGCTTGTACAAAAGTATTAGCTGGCTCATCATAAATAAACAAATCAGGGTTACACGCAATCGCTATTTGAACGCCATTATCGGCAATAGATACTGGGCTTGTACCTGAGATATCGCCCAACTTAACATAACTATAATCAGGATAAATTTTATAGAATTCTGTGCCAGACGCTACATAAGCATCTTCGCCATTAGTAGTGTGAGTCCAAAGACCGCGAATTGGGCCAGTACCTACAGTTGCTAAAAGACGAAGCCCTGGCGTACGGTTAAGAAAACCGCTAGTTTGCCCACCTTCAGGTGTGGCTTCTGGAAACATATTGACCATACGGTTATCCGCAGCATTAACGCTACGAGCTACATACGCTTGGCCTAAAATCGGCGTCTGCATTAGTAGTTACCGGCAAATATATTAAAGCGCTGACGTGTGCCAACAATGCTATAAGGCAAAGACATAATGTCGTCAGGATTATTGATTCTTTTAAGGTTGCGCTTAGAAGTCATCGCAATACGAGCCACATTAGGTGGTGGCTCTACACCAAACTCATTGGCGATTTCACAAGCAAGATTGTATTTAAACGCTCTTAAATAGCCTGGTGGAAACGCCAAAGTAGTTGAAAGACTAGCTGGCTTAGTTAGCTCTGTAACTGAAACAAAGTGCCAAAGTAACGCTTTTGTAGGCACTGGGTACACGTACATATCAATATTAGGGTAATCCATGTTAATCCACATGACTTGTGGATAAGTGGAAGTCACGGTTTTAACCGCAATACCATCGTATTGTTGCTGGTTAATAATCTTGATACCAAACGAAATACCGTTTGAAGGATCTAAAAAATAAGTCGAATCATCTAACAAAATAGGACGATTACCTACAAAATCACCTGTAGGGCCTAATGTTCTATGAATTGTATTTACAGGCCAAGTAAATACTTGATCTTGGGTAGAAAAAGTTGATAAACGCTCAGTATTCCACGAATCAATCATTTGATTCAAAGCGTTAAGGGCATCTTGGGCAGTAGCAGCAGAAGGCGTTTCAGCCTCGGCGAGCATCCCGATTAAGCGTAATGCTCCATTTATCTGATCGGCGGCTGTAGTGGCCATAACAACTCCTTACTCTGCGGTTTTACGACGTCTTTTTACATCCAGTGTATTGACAGGAGCCGCAAGCAATTCTTCTACCATTTCTTCTACTTTTTCTGATTGCGTATTCAGATCGTAGCGTTTCCAACCTTGTGCTTCATCATAATCTGCTTCGGCGTCTATTGTAGCAACTTTAGTGCCATGAATAGGGTGCTTTAAATAAATTATAGGCATTATTTTTCCATTTAGATAGGGGGACAAGCCCCCTATTTTTATTAAGATGCTACCAACGGTACGGTATACCATTGTGTTGCACTGTAAGCTACAAGAACCATAGAGGTTTTAGCAGCCATACTATATGCACCAGTTGTTGCAGTTAAAGCATTAATAGAAGCGCCCGAATTAGGATACACTTTTAAAACAGCGTTTGCTACATCACCATTTTTAATGATGACTACAGTACCAGCAACAGGGGCAGCAAGAATTACGCCTTTAGTTGCATCGGCTGCGGTAACCAATGTAAAACCACCAGCGATTGCAGCAGCGTCAGCATTAGTTGACCCAGCAGCGGCGACAGTAGCAGATGCAATTACAAGATTTCCTGTAGCAGTAACCGTTGTTCCGCTAAAACTTGTACTACTACTAGCAGTAGTTGTTAGTGTTTGCAACGAAGTTGCGCCCGTAACGGTCAAACTATCAAATTGAGGGTCGCTATACGCAACGCCAATAGCTTTGGTATTTGGCATGATTTTTCCTTTTAAAAACCCGCCCCGAAGGGCGGGATATTACATTACGAGATGCGATATAAAGTCCAAGTGCCTGTACCGGTCTTACGAGCGCGGAAAGCGCCAGAAGTGGTAGTAGGAACCGTGATAGTACCAATCAATGTCCAACCAGTATTAGTTGTAATTGTTGCTGTACCACCATTAGCAATAATATTGAAATCAATAGAGCTATTGGTTTTTGCACTTGAAATAGCAGCATCTAAATCAACACCTAAAGGTAATTGCAGGTTATTACCACTGCCTGTGTAATAGATAATGCCGTTAGTCAAATCAGCAGATAACAAAGGTGATGCTGCTGCTGCGTATGTTACTGGCGCTGCTTGAACGCCAATAGTTGCTTCTGATAAATTGCCATCGGTAACTTGATAGCCACCTGCTCCGTTTGGAAGTGCCATGATATTAATTCCTTAAAAAATTGATTTAAAAAGCCCCCGCTTGCGCGGGAGCATTTAGGTTTAACCCCACATCCGAACGCCCATTGCTGGACGAATGGCTGAGTAACCGTATAGAACGTCAATACGGCAAGGTAAACGGTCATTATTAATATCGTATTGGCGAACAACACGCATAGAAATACCGTTGTGAACTTGACGTGAAGCCATGTCAACACCTTGTGGCAACAACAAGTCAGCAGTTGCAAAAGTAATCGCATCTTTATGATAGATCAAGTTTTGTGCATACTGAGTTGCAGAACCGCCAAGGAAAGTTAATACAGCGCTAGAAGCAGGGAAAGAATCAATAGTTGCCAAAGCATTAGTTGATGTATACATCGCTGGAGATACTGTCAAAGTGGCAGTTGTGCCAGAAGAAACAGTAACGGGCGCTGTTACAACGAACTGTTGCAATGATCCAGTTGATTGACGGGTTTGTGGGTTAACAGCATAAACGCTACCGATAGTAAATACATCGCCTACGTTAAATGTTGGTGAACCACTTGTAAAGCTGATTGCCAATGAAGTAGAACCTTGAGCAGTCACAGTAGTAGCTACGATAGGTGCAGTTGGAGTCACACCAGTTGTATGCTGAATAATAGACTGGCTCATGTTGATTTCTTCGTAGCCCAATACGCCCATACCCATCATGCCATTCTTAAATTGACGGCTAATTGTATCTGTAGGATTAAACAGACCTTTCAAACCTTCAACCAAACCTGCGTTGGCTGCTGGGTTAACAGTAGCGTAACGTGGGGACATAACAGCAGCAGCTTCGTTTAGTTTTTGTTGAGCTTGCAACAGGACTAAAGAAGTAGCAGGAGTAGTACCAGGAGTACCAACTGACTGATAGATAGCTTTGTAGCTGTTTGCTACATCGTTATCAATAGAAGATGCCAACTGAGAGATACGTGGTTTTAAAACACGCTCTGCAAAGTCATCTAACTGCATTGTCAATTCAGCAGAAGTGAAGTTAACACCAATGTGCTTTTGTGACGCTACAGTCAAAGTTGTGTACTGTTCGTTGTCGTCTTGAACTTGCAAGGCGGCACCGTCAGTTACCAAAGCGCGGTCTGGTAAGCGGATACGGAGAGTGGAACCAATTTTGGCACCTTCAACAGCGAAAGAGTCGTCATATTGGCGGTTTACGTTACGTGTGATAACAAGATTGTTCTCAAGGATCTCGAGAGCTTTTCTTGTGATCATGTCGATGGTTAAGATCGAATTTGACATAATAAAGTCCTAATTAAAAAATAGTTAGCGGTTTCTCTGCGCTTCCCACTTCTTGATCTGACGTTGGCGGTCAGCTTCAATCCACTCTGAAGTCGTCATGCTTTTAATGGCACGAGGATCCGTTGTGTCTGTTGCTGGAGATCCAGTGGATCTCGCCGTAATCGGAGCAATTGGTGCTGGGGCGCTCGAAGTCTTTTTTACTACGGGATTATCAGCTAATTTAGCCTCAATTTTCCCTAATTCTTTGGCCTGCTGGAGTGGCGATAAACGTGAAATACGATCGGCTTCTTTCGGATTAGACCCTAGGTAATAAGCCATGTCGGGGCCAACATCTGAAGCTTGAATCGTTTGAGCCATCGCGTCAGTAATTGGAAGCTTGGGGTTATACGCAACTTGTTCAAAGTCATCGTATTTAATCCGCGCATCTTCTTCTTTGTCGTGATAAGACTCAATGATCTCAGACTGCATCCTAGCTTGTTCACGCCTAGCAAGCAATTCTTCTGCCTTCTTTTCTGCCAAAGCATCAGCATATTCGTCAGGCGAATTAAACTGCTCAATCGGCGGGATTTCTACTGGGGCTTTTCGAGCTTGTGTTTCCACGGCTCTAGCTGCCTGTTCTCTTTCCCACTTACGTTGTTCTCTAGCAAGTCGTTTACCAATAGCGGCATCAAGTTCTTCTTGTGAGAAGGTCTTGGGTGCTTCTGCTGCTGGCTCTACTGCTTCCGGCGCTACTTCTTCAGCTTCAGGTGCAGCCGTTGCCACCTGCTCTGGCGCGGTTACTTCCGCTGGCACTACTTCTTGACTTTCGTCCATTTCGATGTTTCCTTAGAAACCCTGGTGATCTGCACCAGTACAGTTTTATTTATTAAATATTAATCGAAGCTATCTTATCTTGTAAAGCTTTAACTCTTGCATCAAGCGCGCTTTGATCTGAAGCGAGTTTAGCTTGACCAGCAATTAATTCTGCTTGAGCTTGAGCTAGACCATCTTCACGCACAGTCAATGAAGCTTCTTTAGCCGCTACATCTTTAGCAGTAGCAGCGCTATCAGCAACAGCTTGATTTTCAAGCGCAGTTAAGTCTTTTTCACGGGCATCTAATAGTGCTTGTTTATCTTGCGAATCGGCGCTAGCAGTTTTAGCAGTTGCCAAAAGCGCATCAGCTTGAGCTTTGATGTTTTGTGCATAGACATCAGCATCCGCAAGCTTTTTATTTGCATCATCAACAGCGCTAATAGCACCTTGACGTTTTGCCAATTCGTCGCGTAAAGCGACCATTTGAGCTAAATCGGATGGGAACTGTTTGGCAATATAGTCAAGAAATGCACTAGAATCAATACCGCCAGTGTCACTAGAAATGTTCATATATCACCCTTAAGCGTAATAGCTAATGTTGAGTTCGGCGCTACCGCCATTATTAATAAATTGAATACCATTTAAATTGCCGTCATACTGCAAAGTCACGCCAGCAGCCAAAGGCATACCAACAGAAGCAGTAGGCGCAGTGCCATCATCGCGCCAACGCACGTTGCCGGTCAAAGGTGTAATTATTGCAATGGTAGGCATTTGTTTTAAGCCTGTTTTATCCATTGTAGGTACAGTAAGTCCAACAGCAGAGCTTAAGCTAGTAATTTGTTGATAACCGATACAAACGGTAATTGCTTTTAAATTGATAGACATTAGAATCTTCCTCTTTCCGTGAATGTACGGATTTTAATCCATAATTGCTCAGTGGCTACAATAATACCCTCAAAAAAGCCACCTGCAAAGAAACTTCCATTAAAAAATGGCCCCATTAAAATGCACCCCCACCAACACCCGATGTAGCTACGAGTGAAGTAAAGGCGCCAGTACTTGCAACGCTTACGCCGATAGGTGTTCCATCAATCGAACCACCTGTGATTGCTACGGCATTAGCGTTTTGCTCTGCCATCGTCCCTGCGCCCACTAAACTATGATTAGCGTTCCAAGCAGTAGCCCCCGAGGCGCTAAAAGAGCCATCAGCGGGGGTTGAATGGTTAATCGTTATTGCCATTATGCCAAGAAGCGTAATTTATACAGGGTAGATAGGTAAAGTTGAATAATATTATCAATTAACTGTTGCATTGATGTATCTGCTTTATCGCAAACATCGTATCGTACTGATTCAATCTCGGCAAGTTGCCCTTCTAAAAACTCAATGACATTGCTAGTTTTTTTAGCGGACATTAGGCTAATTGGGCCAATCAAACCGTGACGACCTTGATACGCTTCTGCAAAATCATCAGCAGCTTCAATAATTTCGTCATAAAACTTGTTTAAAGCTTTATGTTTTGAGTAGCTACGGGTGTTCAAATGAACGGAATGAGTCACATCACGGGCTAAAAACAAGATTCCTACAAAATCAGCGGCTTTCATTGTGGCATCCCTTGTGGTGGCTCATTTGGCTCTTGTTGCTCATTTAGCCCTTGTGCTTCAGGGGCTTCGCCTGGCTCTTGCATCATTCCTTGCGGTGGTTGGCCTTGTGGCTGTTCCATTTGCTGTTCTTTAGCTTCTTCTTCTTGCATATCTTGCGAAGTATCGCGTTGCATTTCAGTCACTAAATCGCCAGTAGTCATCATGCCATGTACAGTACCCAACACAATGTCTTGAATCTGCTCAGGAGTCATAGCGGCAGCCATAGCAACAGCCCGCTTGGTTTCAGCGTCATACATCTTGATCTGCGCTTCAAAATCTTTACGCTCCAAGTCCTGCATTTCAATAGATTGGCTGACGTTTTGCAACATTTTGTGCATTGCATCCATTTCGCCAGACATAGCTTGAATTTGTTGTTGAGCAGCAGCCAAGGCTGGATCTTCGTCGCCAACTGCCAATAGCTTAGGATCAATTGTTTTAGCCAAACGCTCAGATAGTTCTTGGGCGCCAGGCCAATCCATATTTTTAACAAATAAATCGCCAGCCACTTTCCATAGTTCAGGATTGCCCTGCAAAATCTGACCCATTGCGTCCATTGCTTCTTGGCGCTTGGTCATATAGCCTGGGCCTGTAGTAGCCACAACATCATAGACACCAACGCTAGGGTTGTAGACTTTTTCAATCACAATGCCTTGTTGGTCAACAATTTTCTTAACTGGTTCAGGCTGATCGGGGTTGATCTTAGCCATAGATACTTCGCCATCAACACCGACGATGCGGGCAACGCGCTCGGTATCGTAAATTTTAGGAATCAAGTCAATTAACTGGCGAGTTGCAAAACGAATTGCTTTAGTAAGGTTATCGCCATAATGGTAAGTACCTACATCGCCTTGTTTCTCGCGAGCCATAATAGCTTTACCCGAGCGTTCGTTGCTTGTGGCTCCTAAGCTCGAGTCATACTGTCCAGTGGTGGACTTGATATCATCAGACGCGCCCATTTTGGCTTGAATAAGACCAGTTTGTGCCAAAGGTGGTGGTGCGCGTTGTGGAAGTGGCAAAGTTGCGCCCATTCCGTCTGTTACATCAGGGTTTACCTCTAAATACGGCCAATTGGTCGTGTTAGCGGTTTTCCATTGCTGTTCATAGCCTTCAAATTGACCACCATAACCGATAAACGGTGCTTTTGGAGCCAAGGCAAGCATTTCTGCCTCTTGAGATACCCAGTAGTTGTACATACGTTGTGCATCTTTGGCGTTTCTAACCAAACCAGACACATAAATACGGCCATCTACTTCAAATTCGTTACCAATAACACGAATCACAGGGATCCATTTGCCTGCCCATTCCTGTTCTTCCAAAACTTCATAGCCATTAGACTTCATCCACATGACTTTTTTCACATCTACGGTGCGCGTTTTGATGGGTTTTAAGCCATGCTGTTTCATTTGCTTATCTTCAGGACTATTTGCGTAAAACGCTTGATTGCCTGGGTACAAATTAAGCTTAGTCGGGGTGTGCGTATAGTAGAAATACTCAACAATACGGATAGTGTTCTCATTAATCCATTGGGACAGGGAATCATCACCGACACCTTGGGACATAATGGATGTGATGGGCGCGGCATCAGGATACTGACGCTCGTACTCATCTTTTTCAATATCTTGGCTAATGAAACACCATTCAGCGTCACAACCAGCAGGGTCTTGAATCATCGGATCCATGTACACGCTAAATGCGTTACGAATACGACCTAGACGGATATCTTGGTCAAACGAGTTATCGGTACAAAACTCGGTCAGGATACGAAAGTACCCTTCGCCGTAGGTTACTTGGTTTTCGCAAGCGGTGTCATAGACTACATCGGAGTCAGACATATACTCGATATGGCGAACCATACCTTCAAAGATTTCCGCTACTTCAACATCGCCTTTGTCGTCCGCAGGAATTACTTTTCCAGAGGGTCGGTTTTGACGTTGCTCGTTTGTTACTTGCTTGACGTGCTGCGGCAGTTTGTTGATTGTGAGGCATGGGCGCGCATTGATTGTCTGTCCTTGGACAGATCCGCGAGTTGCCAATACGTCTGCGGGCCACTGCCATTGGTTGTCCGGAGATCCGGCCATAAACCGAAGGTCATCTAGCTCATCTTCTCTTGATTCAGAATAAGCAGACATCGCCATTTGAAAGCGATGGCGCATCGTTGCAAGAACGTCTGACTGCTCATTTGGAGTAGTGGTGGGATTACTACCTGTGTCGGCTACTTTGCCAACAATATTCATGGATGACTGATCATAGGCCATAACGATTACTCTTTCTTAGATTGTCCATACCAGGAATAGCTTTTAAATTAGTAGGGACGTGCAGCCCACATACATTCTCACCTTGTAACGGGATTATATGATCAACGTGCCATATTGTTTTAGTTATTTTAGTCTGCAATGCTGCAAGTCTATATTCATTTTCCATACGCTCAAAATCAACCGAAGTTAACCAAGCGGGGGTGCGTTGCTTTTTACTAGCATAGCGTTTGGCATTGTAAGCAATGTATTTAGCTGGATTTTCACGCAAATATTTAGCTGCGTAAGCTCTATGTTCTTCAGGCTTTTTCCAGTAATTTGTAATTTTTACTTGTTTTAGTTTATCTGCGTTTTTTTGGTAATATTCGGCTCTTAATTGCTTATGCTTCACTGCATTTTTAGCCCGCCAACTTGCTGTTTTTATTTTGTTACATTCAGCGCAGATTTTAGTAGATACAAAGCGTTCAGCAGTATGCCCATATTTACAAGCAACGCCTGTAAAGTATTTGCTTAATCCTTGTGCTTTGGCTTCTTTTCTACTAAGCATCCAATATCCCAATAATATCGCCTTCGCGCATCATAAGCAGTTCTTCGCCATCGACTGTGACCTTTTGCCCGGAAAACTCACCGAATAGCACATGGTCGCCTTCTTTGACGTTCATAGGCTCAAGAAATCCTTTCGGACTTTTCTTACCTTCACCAATTGCCACAATGATACCGCTAAATAACTTGTCTTGGGGCAAAATAATTAATTCAGACAATTTTTCAATATCTTGACGAATCAAGACGCAGTTACTCAGGGGTTTTAAGCTCATTTTTTCTTCGTTAAGATTTTGTTTGCTTTAGCATCAATCTTGGATTTGCTTGATGGCGATAGTTTGCCAGCTTTCACTTCTTGGCTTGCACGGGCTTTTGCATTTGCAGCGTGGGCGCGGTCAGGCATCGGATATTTACGCTCGCCTGGCATACCAAATTCGGATTTAGCCAAAGAATTACGGGTTTTAGTAGGTAACTTAGCCATTATTTTTTTCCTTTGCTTTTGCCTTTAGCGGCTTGGGCTTTTTCGCTGTAAGCGATGGCAACGCTTTGCTTGATGGGTTTACCGGCTTTGACTTCTGCGCGGATGTTCGACTTGAAGGCTTCTTTACTGGTACTTTTTTTGAGAGGCATGGTTGCTCCTTGAGTTTAGGCTTTTTACGGCCGAAGTTAAAAAGTTCTAAAACAGTTTTCCACATATTAGCTCCCCATCCATGAGTTAAGGGCTGCGCTTTGCGACTGATACGTTTGTTTACGGATTGTAGTACGACTTTCACGGTTTGCAACAGGGAAAGCAAAAGTTAGCGCTATGGCGTCTGCACTGTCTGGGCTGGCTAACCCACGCGCTTTCATGTCTTTCTTAGACTCCAAGTAGATAGCACCTTTAGAGTCAGGCTTCATCAACGGTGAAATGAGGTCAGTCTTGAGCGTTTTCTCTTTAGGGATGCTTGCGTTCTTAAGCCAATCCTTCATCTGTCCCCATATCTGCGCCCTCATGTTGCCGTACATCATGGGGTTCCTAGACTTGTTTGCAAAGTTCACACCCCGTATCTTGTAGCGTTGTTCCTTGAGCCGGTCAACCACACCCGCGCCGAGGCCGCCTTCGTCAATCGCCACGACTGCTGGGCTGTACTGCTCGATTGCTTCAATCACATGGCCGACCACTACCATCGTATCGTCACCCTTGAACTTACGGATCTCTACAATATCTCTGCCCTGGCGCACCGCAATGACGGTCGAGTCCGAGCCAAAGCGGGCTGGATCAACACCCATTACGATGGGCGCGGAGTCATCCTGCCATTTGTCCCGTTTCATGGCGTCATCTACCAAGGTGGATGAGATGAACTGATCGTCACCTTCTGAAGGGAACGAACCGTACACTTCAACGTGCGCCTGGTAAGAGTCAGGGCCGTATTCTTCAATGATCTGGTTGTACACGTTCTTGTCGGTACCTTCTACATCCCTAGCGTCCACCTGCCTAGATTGCCAAAAGTCACGCTTGCTACCCTCGATGGCTTCATAGAAGTAACCCGTATTGCGACGCGGGTTAGAGAAGCAACACCAAAAGCGATTGGGTGTGTTCTCTGTAAAAAACCCGCTTGTCACCGCCCAGATGGAGTCGTCAATACCGCTGGCCTCGTCAAACACGACCATCACGCCATCATAGTTATGCACACCAGCGAATGAGTCAGGATTCTCAGCCGACCAAAGCCGTCCTTCTAAGTTCCAATAACGTGTGCCTTTCTTGAGGTCACGCTCGACCAACTCGGTCAGCCATTTGGCGGGCATGACTCTTGTGGCGCTGATTTCCCACCAATAGGTGTTAATCGCCATTGACGACCACTTAGTAATCTCGGCCCATGTTACGGAGCGCAACTGACTTTCTGAGTTAGCAGACACAATGACCGTAGACCCAATGCGAGTAGTCATCATCCATAAGACTAGCCAACTGACAAGGGCTGACTTACCAATACCACGCCCAGAGGCGATGGCTAGGCGCATAACGTCATAGTCCATCTTGCCATTGTTTGCTTTGATATGCTCGCCAAGGTCATTCAATACCTGGCGCTGCCATTTGCGTGGGCCAGTGAAATGTTCTAGCGGTGTGCCTTGTTGCCCCCAAGGAAACGCAAACATCACGAACGCTAGCGGATTGTCTTTAATGGCAGGACTCCACAACCGTGCCATGAGTTCTTGTTCATCTTGCGCGGAATAGCGGGTAGTTTGCATTATTGTGCTGGCATATTGAGCAAGACGTTTGGTTCAACTTTTTGAAAATACTGTTGAAGGGCAGGCGCAGGCATATTTTGTAAGTTGTAATCTGAAGGTGTAAACACAGTCTGACCTTGCGGTGTTTCTGACCAAGTACCGCCAGGCGTATCAGGCGAATGAAATTGACTTTGGTCGCTAAATGTCGGATGGTTTGGTTTCTTAAACGTATCTGTACCATGCCCATTCTCAGCCGTACCCGCGCCAGACTTCCAAAAACCACGCAGATCATAGTCGTACAGATCCTTAATCTTGCCCGTTTTATCAGCCCATGCCATAAACGCTTTTTCTTCTTTTGGCGACAACTTAGTGTTGTGCGTTGCGGTAAAGTCAAAAGGATCTATTTCGTTCTGAGGCGCTGTCGCTAATACGTTTAGCGCATTGACGGGCGCAGGCGCCAGTGCATTAGTAGCCATTACGCTGCTTTCTTTTGTTTGACTGGTTTGAACTCTACGCTTTGAGGTTCACTAGCTGTGAGGGCGTCAATGACTCTTGACTGCGCTTGCTCGAGAGCAGCGGTGATTGAGATGCGCTGTTCGACGTCGATGGATAGTTGTTGTTTGGCAACCCACCCGTGGACGTTTTGCAAGATTGCGAGGGCTGCACGGGAGTCACCGTTTTGTGCAGCAGTATGCAAGAGTTCGCTAGCTTCATATTCACCTTCGGCTCTGCCTGTTAATTCTGCCCATTCAGCAATCGGATCAAACTGTACTAACTGACGATATTCGGTGGGGAGCATACCCGCTGCTAACGCCAACGAATCTCCCTTAAGGCCGAGCTTGGCGGCTTTCTTGATTGCTTCAAGCCGTGACTCTGTAGCTTGCAGCTTACGAGGTTCATAAGGAAAGGATACAAACATAGCGTGATGTTATCACTTTTCAATAAAAAATAAAAATTAAAAACGAATCTGTTGTGATGGCTATAAAAATAAAAATTGTTCGTGATACCTGGCAACCACCAACTCAAAAGCTGTCGGCCCTACCCGGGGGCCTAAATTTGAAAGGCAGAAGTTTCAGGCTACGGGTTTACCCTTATTAGCTTGTGGCTTGTGGACAACGTGGATTGTCCAGGCAAGTTAGGGCGCGGCGTTGCGTTGTTGTTGTTGTTTGCTTTTTGCTTTGGGCGCGTGGCCGCTTAACTTGTGGACAATGCGGACAATATGTTTTTAAGTTGTCCACACTATCCACAACTTTTAGCTAGTAGCTAACGGCGTGGGCGAAATAGCAGCATAAACGTGGACAACGTGGACAAGTGGACAATCGATTTTAAGTCGCTGACTTATAACATTCGTTGTATTTATACAACAATATATCAACCTCTAACTAATAAGGTATTTTAATTTATCCACAATATCCACAACTCTTATTTTGTAAGGGTTCGCGCCCTGTTTTTGATTGTCCACAATCAGTCCACAATCGATCCGCAATCAGTCCACAAAATATATTTTGCGCTAAGTGTTGCAAAGTGTAAGGAATTGTTTTACATTATCAATACCGGCTGCAACTTAACCGGTAAACAGTCCACTAAACTAAACGAAAAGGCCACAAAATGAACTTTGTAAACGAACTCAATCAAGCCTATGCTTATCTTGATAATGCTATTGATAGCTGCAATACTAAGACTGAATTTAGCGCGCTATTAGATAAGATCGAAAGCAGCGAATTACCTTATGCGGATATTTTATACGCGCACGCATTCGAAATTTATAGCGTTAAGTTTTAACTAATCTACTCTAATCTAAAGGCAAAACTATCATGAACAATCAATTTACAATCTCAATAAATGCTTTAAAGGGTCTTGATCTCTTAGCAGCTAAGGGTGATATTCGCTATTATTTAAACGGCGTAAACGTCGAATTTAACGAAACAACAACCCGCTTAGTAGCAACTAACGGGCATATTTTAGGAATTGAGAACTTAACTCAAAACCTAGTAAACACCGGCGCGGGTTCGCTCATCATTCCTAGCGATATTATTAAGGCCTTAAAACCAGTAAGCAAAAATGCCGACATCGTGCAAATTAAACAAATTCCTAACCCTTATGGATCTAGTGCTAAGTATTGGGAAATTGACAATTACGGCGTGAAAACGACATTCGCCGGCATAGAGGGCACATTTCCCGATTATGCTCGTGTAGTAAGCGGCGCAATGACTAACGGCGCGGCTGCACAATATAACCCCGATTATTTAGCGACATTCCTAAAAGCGGCCAAACTATTGACCGGTGCAAAAAGCCCTGATATTGAGATTATGCAAAATGGCCACAGCGCGGCCTTAGTCAATATCACCGGCCTTGCTAGCTTTATTGGCGTAATTATGCCAACCAAAGGCAAAACAGGCGACGAACAGGCCGGCGGCCTTGCTAGTCCTACGCTATACGCGCCACTAGCAGCAGCCGAACAACCAGCAGCCATAGCAGCCTAAATTTGTAGTGGATAGCGTGGCCGGTGCGCTTAATCACCGGCAATTCACTAAACTAAATTGAAGGAATCTAAAATGAACAAAATTATCAATATCGGCGTGGTTGATCTAGGCGGCTTAAAAGGCGGTCAATTATTTTGCAACATAGAGCTAAAAGAAGGGCGGCTTTCAATATCAGGCGTAGAAGCCCCGCTTCCTTCCGGTAACGCGCGGGGATCATGCGGTCAAATTGTCATGCACGAGTGGAATTTTAAAAAGCTGCACAAAGGTTGGACGCCCGCGCTTGTTTCTAAGTTTCGCAAAACTTGGGATAAATACCATCTAAATGACATGAAGGCCGGCAGCCCGCGCCAAGAACTAGCCATTAAAGCGTGGCAGCTAGGCGGGGCTAAGTATGAATACACCGCAGCCTGCGTTATGCTGAAAGAATTAGGTATTTTAGAAGATAGCGAATACCTGCACGAAGGCAAACCCTACAAATACGGCAGCGCATGGCTAAGGTGCGAGATACCTAACGAAGTAATCTCATTTTTGGCTAGTTTGCCAAAATCTGAAAACCAACCGGCTTGGGTGTGATCATGAATAAGCAACCACAACCAACAAAACTTGAGATAGTAGCCGCCGGCATCATGGGCGCGATTCTAGGCGGCGGCATGATCGCCTTGTATTTTTACCTAAACGGGGGGTTTTAATATGTATATATCCGGCGGGAAAGTATTTCAAACAATGGCCGAGGCCGTAGCCTACGCCAATTTTATAGCCAAGATAAGCCGCGTGATCGTGGCCGTTGAAAGGGTTAAAAATGACCAAATACATAGAAATTAACGGGCAGTTTGTTGAATACATAGAAAAAGAACTGCCGTGCGCCATTGTTGGGTATAGAAAATGGATCGATAACTGCGGGTATGAATGGATAACAGACTTAAATAATAGCTTTATTGCTGAAAGTGAAAGCGAGGTTAAAAACCATGTTTACAGTAACTTATAAAACTTATATGGGCGGCGTTGAATCTTACGCATACCGCCGCTTTACTAACCGCGCCAACGCGACAACCTTTGCCCGTAAAACGGGCGGCACAATAGAAAAGGCATAAAAATGAATATTACTATCACGCAGGAACAATACGAAAAGTTACGCCGATTGTCCGATTTTGCCGATTGGTATTTAGATGACCAAGAGCCAAGCGGCGAACAATACGAAAGCGACAAAGAAGAAGCATTACAGGCGCAAGAGGTTATCCAAGATATCGACGCGCTTATTTATTTCCAAGAAGAACAGGCCACACGATCAGCACGCACTGACGCGTGGATTAAGCAAGCCAACCAAGACATCAGAGAGGGCAAAGCATGACAACTACATTTAAACCAGTAACACGCGACGATTTAGATAGCCAATTTGGGGCGCTATGGCGCGCCCTTGAGTGCTATCGAGAAGATAGCATACCGGAAGGCCAAGACCCACAATTTGACGCTGAATGGAACGATATATGCAGCGCTATGGCGTGGATTGAAGAAGATTTAACCGCATATTATAGGGGCGAATAAATGAACAAATATATAGAAGAACTTGTGACCGAAATTTATTTTGAGATCTGTGACCTATCTTATGGTCAGACGTATAAGGACATCGGATACGACAACAAAAAAGCTTTCTATGCTGAAATGAAAGTAAAGCTAGAAGAACTCCAAACACGCTTAGAAAAAGAACCCCCGCCAACAGTTACAGACACGCTCAAAGAGTTTTTTGAAAGCCAAGACCCCATCAAGTTAATGGGGGCGCTTAAATGATCTATCTTGTGGCCTTACTTGTCATTGAATTGATGATCTTATTATGGGAACTTTAAACCATTAGCACCAATTAAAAAGCCGGCTATACGCCGGCTCTTTTTTATTTGACCAACACCATCTTAGGTGGCGGGTTTTCCTCTACCATACGGCGCAGCTCTGATTTTGATATCTCAGACATCGCCGGCGCGCAAAATATATGCTTCTTAGTGTCGAACTCCCTAGACTTTAGCCGCCCGCGATCTATCCAGCCCGCTTCTTTTAAGGCGTGCAAGAGTGCAGCCTGTGGCACTTTAACGCCTGACGGCGCAGCACCCGCAAGGCGATCACAAAGAGAGTGAAAGGGTGAGCCTATAACTCCACGCGAAAACTCGCCTACGCGGTTTTTAAGCATCTCTACGAGGTAACTCTCGGCCATGCTCATGCCATGCTCTACTAGATTGGCCTTAAACTCAGTCCACATCGGCGGCGCACTAGGATTAAAACGGGATACATCACGCTTTTTAAGAACATCAGCAATAGCAGCAAACCCGCCGGCACGATACCAGTCCCACATTTTCTTGGCCTTGTTTGAGTCCATACGCGGTGCAGCCGACCAGACGCAGAACCATCTTCTATCTTGACTAGCTAAGGAAATTGGAACGGGGTCATTTGAAAATGCCAACACGAATAGCCTATTTGCCATCATGTACGGATGCAATCCTTTGCGGTTAATTGGGAGCATTTCGGGCGGGGCTGCGATGATTGGTTTAAGTTGGTTTGCTAGTTGGCGACGTGTAGATGCGTCGGGTTCTTTAAGTTCATTGATGATAAGGATTTCGGATTCCAACTGATAACCCCATTGGGAATTTACGGAATTGTTATCCATAATGCCTCTGTTTTTAAGGTGATCGCCACAGATAGCCCATATAAATGGCGCCCAAAATGTGTCCTTGCCTGATCCTTCGTCACCCGCATGAAGGACAGCATGGTTTACTTTAATCTTGGGGTATTGCACTTTGAAAGCCATCACATCAAAAATGTGGCTAAGTTCTTCAGGCTCAGGCACTAACTCTTGACAATGCTTAAGCCACATAGAAATGTCTGTGTTAGAGGCATTTGGAATTTCAGGTCTAGCATCCCGCCAACGATTACCAAACAAGTCGCCATCACGGGATACAATCACATCTTCGCCTGCTGCGTAAGTCACACCAACGAGCGCCTTGGCGCCCATTGCTTGACGATTCTCATCAAAGCAAATGGATGCTTCTACTTTGCGCCCTGTATGAAGGGACTTGCACGATACATGACGGAACAAAGCGTTGAACGTCTGGCGACTGACCTCACGTCGGTCTTGCATATCAAAGTAAGACTCATCGTCTTGGATGTAAGCAAACCGCTTGTACCAATCCGCCTTCTCAATGCGTCCTAATTCCTTGCGCTCAACCTCGGCAATCAGTTCTGCTGCGGTATCTCTGTAAACGTCATTGGGTGTTAGCTTTGACAATGCCATGTTCATCTTTTCTGCTAGCAACTCGTCACGCAAACCATGATCGACAGTTGGGCCACCATTATCCGCTACCCAATTAAGAAACATTTGTGAACTAAAGTCGACGCAATGACCATGCAAGCAACAGAACGAACGATCTAAGGGTTTGTAACGCCCTTCAATGTTGCCATCGGTATGCTCTGCGTTGTTAGGGCAAACGATACTCATCCAACCCTCGCCATTGGCAGCCGACATGATTAACCCCTGCTCGTTAAGCCAAGTAACGACTGAATCTTTGCCTGTGTCAGCTAGGCGAATGGCGACATTCTGCGCTGTATCAGCAGGGTCAGGCACCACATCAAGGGCGGTGCAGATATCTTCAAGGTTGTATTCACGCTCGGGGTGGAACGCTACTAAGACTGACGCAAAGTTACCGCGCCCTGGCTTGAGGTTTACAGAACCAGGCAAGCGGAAGTTACGCACGGCATTAGTAGCACCAGGATCGGTATAGCCTGCTTTAGCAATCGCTTTGATGGCTGCGGTGAAGTCGCCCTTGGTTGGTTGCTCTTTAAATGCGTAGCCCCATTGGAACGATCCTTCGGACGTTTCCATGATCCAAGTAGGCGCAAGTGGCGGCTCTTTTGACTTGGTGCCGATGTCATCTAACATCATCACAAGGACGTATTCACAATTTGCGCTAGATGCTGATATCTTGCCATCGGCAAAGCGGTCTAGGATAAACGAGCCTGTATTGCCGTAGATAGCCCAATCCTTCTTAACCTTAGCAGTAGGCAGGAACGCAGGCCATGTGCATTTAATCGTACCATCGGCATGGGTCTGCAACATCCCATTGCCATCTAACTGTGGTTTTTGACGCACAACAAGGGCTGTTTCACCTACAGGTGCTAGGTTCGTGATATATTCTACAAAGTTCATCTGGACTACCTTTCGTGAGGTTAGCCCCCTAGATTAAAACCTAGGGGGCTTTTTCTTTTTATTTTCCGTAACGCTGCATGGCATGGATTTCTACACCTAGCGGTATGCCCTTAGCCCAATCGGGCGCGGTACACATCACTTCTTCCATTCTTTTTATCATCGCTTCGGGCTGGGTTGTTTCTACAACAATTTCATCGTGGATATGAAGGATAACATCGTCTAATTGGCGTAGCGAATAACGCAATAGATCATTGGCAACTGCTTGAGTAATGTTTTCACACGCTAAACCTTTCCATAGTCTTGCTCTAGGCCATTCCTTTGCATCAACGGCGGGTTTCCATGCTGCTTTAGCGTAGGTAACGCCATCAGCTTCTAACTTAGCGAATGGATAGCAAAGAACTCTGCCCGAAGGTAAAGCATACCAAAGATGTTGCCCGTCGTACATATAGGTTACCCTACCTGCACTAAATTCATGGTTAGGATTACGCATCGCTCTTGTGTACGCTTCTTCAAGGTCTTGCCAATACGGGGTAGCCCAAGGATTCGCTAAACGCCACGCTGTGACCATTCGCTTGGCTTGAGGCTCAGGTAACAAAATGCCATAGGCGCGTCCCATCGCCGCGAACGCTCCTATGCCCCCTGCAAAGCCACAGGCTAACTCTTGAACTTTACCAATTTGCCGTTGCTCATTGTTAACATCGGCAACAGGGACGTGGAAGGTTGCTGCTGCGTTAACCTTATAGACGTCCTCTCCCCGTGCAAAGAGCGATAGCTTCGCAATACCGGCGTCGCAATTGGAGAGCCAAGGGTTGACTCGGGCTTCGATTCCTGCCCAGTCTGCAACGACAAGGGTTTTTCCCACAGCGGGTACCAAAGCTGGCCGTAACATTCCCTTGAGTACGTCGGTGACTCTGCGTCCAAAGGTAGGGACAATTGCGTGGCCTCTAACCATAGCTTGTCTAACGGCATCAGGATCCTTAGCGCACTTGCGGGTGAAGTTGTGGACTTGGGCGCCGTAGGACGAAGCGCGTCCCGTAGCGCTTCCACCTGCAAAGACAAAAGCCCCACGAACTCGGTGATCTTCTTCATCAGCTAACTCCCTTAATCGGTTGAATTTCGCAACACTAGACGCCCATAGGTCGTCCGCACATTGGATAACATCTGCAACTTCCGCCGGTATTTCATCGGGGTTTTCTTCAGCAAGAATAAGTAAGTTAGCTCGAACTGACTTGTCGATCGAATATTTCTTGTCGCCATCTTTATAGACTTCCATTAGTTTTTTAGCTTCATCGCCGACACGCGCTAAAACCCACTCACGCATCTTAGGGCTGCGTACCGAAGTGATCTCACCTTCGGTCACTTCAGCGACGATCTGCTCAATTTCTTGTAATTCTTCGCTAGCATAGCGCACTGCGGCTTCGCACAGGGGCTTATCTAGTAGCACCCCACGATCATTGATGCGCTCATTGACATGGTAATCAAGCAACTCATCTTTGGATAGCTGACGCATCGCCATGCTGATAGAACGCATGGTTCTGACATCTTGCATGGCGTAGTTACCCATTTCTGCTAACAAGGTAGGGTCTGTACTAAATGTACCATCTGCCTTGGGGATACACAACAAACGGATGAGTTGATTGCCTCTATGATCTTTACGCATAGACGAACTAGCAAAGCGACCAACGTCCTCAAGTGAGCCTGGAGCGCAGTTAGCCCGTGCTTGTGCGGCGGTGCAATACCACTGCGTTAGTAATGGTGTAGGCACTAGAAAGTCATGGCATAGGACGAACTCAGTAATGAGGCGGTCAAACCCTGCGTTATGCGCCCTAATCTGACCATCGTCAAAAAAATGTTGCGCTACACGCTTAGGAAATTTTTGATCAGGCGTCCACAGAGCAACGTCCTCATCATCAAAGGCATACGCCATGCAGATGATTTGGGTGCTAGGATCCTGAGCATAGTTATACGATCCCCGGCTGCGTAAATCGCATCGTGAGCGTGTTTCGTAATCGAGCCAAAGGATGCTCACTTTTTAACCCAGCTTTCTACAATTTGTAGCGATTGTTTAGCAAGCATCAGCTTGTCTTTCAACGCTTCTATTTCAGCTTGTTGCTGGCGTAGCATGGTGGCGGCTTGTTCCATATACTTATCGCAGTCGTATTCCATAGTAAGGTTTGACATCAACTTATCAGCCAGTTCATTTGCGTTCATCTTTATTATCCTTTACTGTACTTTAAGGGTGGGGCAGTATCCTTCTTAGTCCTGAAATCTCTAAGAGCCATAGAACTGAATAATGTCAACCGCCCCTATTCTTTTACTGCTCTACTACTTCAGCTTCCGCAGGTGCAACGGGTTGCACTTGTGGGATGGCTTGTGACTTGATCTTATCAATGATTGGTTGAGCCATTTCATAAGGCGCTTTGCCCAATGCCATAAGGCAACCGTTCACTTCTTCGATCGTGAGTTCTAAATTGATATTCATATTAAGCTCCTGAACGACGGCGACGTGCTGGCGCTGCTTCAGCTTCTACAGGCGCTTTAATCTCTTTAGGCGCTTCTTCTGCTGCAACTTCACCATCCATACCCGCCCATTCAAGAACCTTGAAAATAGGGGTATAGATACGGCCATACGATTTATGGGTGTAATGCTCTTTACCAAGTTCAACAACCGGAACTGGCTTAGATTGCTCCTTCTCTACTTGCGTAGCGATGGCAACTGCTAAGGCTTGAACCGCTTTCTTACCGCCAACTGACGTTGTGGTGTAACGCGCTTCCATACCTTTATCTTCGCCATCAAGGCACTTGATAGACATACCGACTTGAGTTTCCCAACCTTTTTTAGCACCAGGAGGCGCTACTTCAAGTTCAGGTAATGGTTGGCTTACGCTGACCATCTTCTCAGCCAACACTTCGCCATCACCCCACGCAATATAGCCGTGGACGAATGAGAAAGGATTAACTGCCCAAGTGGAAGCATCTTCGATCTCGGTCTGATCTGCACCGAATACCCAATGCCCTGTTTTGTCCATCTTGATGATGACTGTGCCTGCACCGCCAACATCGGTTTCAATGGTACGCAACGCTGTTGCTAATGACTTTACTGAAGGGAGATTTGCACCTGAAAATGTAGTGATATTTGACATGATTTGATTCCTTATTGAAGTTTAGAAAGGGCTGCGGTGAGTTGCTGCCCGATTTGTAAAACCGCAGGCCGTGGATCTGACTCCTCAGCTAACGTACTGCCACTGCTAACTGCTACTACTTGATTGGCAGGCAATTGCTTGCCATGCTTTTTCAATACTTTTTCTGCCTGAGCAGGAGATATTACCTTAACTGTAGTCAATTCTTCTTCAGGAATACCCTCATTAAGCATCGCTACCAAAGCTTGATCTTCATCACCCCATTGGCGAATAGCCCGTTTAGCCACTAACTTGTAGCCTGGCACAGGTTTGCCTGCTTCTAGGACTTGATGCGCTAGGGCGCGTAAGTCTGTAATCCATTGTTCTAGCATATCGGCTTTTTTTAGATATTCGCTGATCTGCGCTACATTAAGAATATCAAGCTGGGCGTGTACAGCGCGTTCAACAGCCCCTGTCATCTTAGGGCAAGTTGGCTTGGCAGCGCACCAACGGCAATGATCGCCTGTATTGATGGGCGCATCAGGCAACTGAGCAATCTTTACCGCCATCAATAGCTCTTGTTCAAAGGCTTTGATGCGCTTCTTGTCTGTAACCCAACGCTTTACAGATGGGGGTTGCACAATGATGCACTCAATTTCCTCACAATCATCAAACACCCATTGCACTTCAGGCGTCCGCATAGCAGCCGCCGCATAAAACATTAGTTGGGGATTATCCTCGGCATCCACCGGAACTCCGCTACCGAACTTCCAATCCAGTATGAAAGCGCGATTTCCAATACGACCCAGCAAATCAGTGCTTCCAAACACACCAGGCAGCAGATCGCCAAAACCCACTCGAGTTTCTGTCGCATACTCCATCTCCTTATTAGGATCAACGGCGTCTAAAGCCGCCAAAGCTGGGTAAACTTTCTCATCAATTAGCTCTTGGGTCAATTTAATACCTTCATAAGTCATATCAATGCAAGATTCAGGCGTTTGCCCTGTCGATAGAATGACATCCATGACATTGTGAAGTAAGGTGCCTTCGTCAGCGTATTTGCTGCTAGGCTTGGGTGGCATCTTGGCGCACAGGGCTACTGAGCCTGGGCAACCGATAACACGTTTGGCTGTAGAGCCACCAACGATTGATGAATGTTTCGTGAGTTCCATTTTGATTCCTTTACTTTAGTTAACTGACTGAAATTAAACTTTACCACAGAATTTATTTATGTGCTAAACTTTTTTACATGGTCAGAAAAACAACAGTTTTAAAAGAAAACGAAATTGAAGCTTACTTCTTATGGCAGGTGGCGCTAATGAAAGGTAGAACCTTTAAGTTTAAGACAACTACGCAACGTGGGGTTGCTGATCGAGTTGCTTGTTTGCCTAATGGCGAAACGTGGTTTGTTGAACTTAAACGTCCTAAAGGTGGCGTATTAGCTCCTATGCAAGAGCTATTTGCCGAGTCTATGGTTGCGCTAAAGCAACGCTATGCGCTACTTAATACAGTTGAGTCTATTAATGAATGGTCAGCAAAAATTAAATTATGAAATTAAGGGACTATCAGGAAAAAGCAGCCGACTTCTTGTATGAGAACGATCGTGCCATGATCCTTGCCCCTGTGGGCGCAGGAAAGACCGCCCTGACGCTTACAGCGATGGAGGATATGCTACGCAAAGGACTTGTTAAGCGATGGCTTGTATTGGCGCCTAAGCGTGTCTGTACGGATGTATGGCCTATAGAGCAACCAAAGTGGGCTACTGATATGCAATTAGCAGTAGCGGTGGGTACACCAGCGCAACGCGCCCAAGCATTACATTCGGGTTTTCCCGTAGTGGTTACTAACTACGACAACATTCAATGGTTGTCAGAACAAGAATTAAATTTTGATGGCATTGTATTTGACGAGCTAACTAAACTTAAAAATCCATCAGGCAAACGCTTTAAAGCATTGGCTAAGGTAGTTGACCCTATCAAAACCCGTTGGGGTTTGACAGGTAGCTTTACTTCCAATGGCTTAGAAGATGTTTTTGGTCAATGCAAGATTGTTGATCAAAACCTATTAGGACGTGCCAAAGGCGCGTTTATGCAGCAGTATTTTGTCTTAGTCAATAAAGACTTTGGCGAGTGGGAGCCTCGGGTAGGCTCATTAGGAAAAGTCATGGAACGCATTAAACCTGCAACATTCGTATTAGAAGCGGGGGATTACGCTGACAAGCTGCCACCATGCCACACCATTGAAATGAAGTGTGACTTGGCTGACCGCGCCCCATACGAAAAGATGAAAAAGGATTTTGTTATTGAATTCAAGGACGTACAGATTACCGCCGTCAATGCAGGTGTAGTTACCGGCAAGTTACAACAAATGGCAGGTGGATGGGTCTATGAAACGGTTACGACCGCGTCAAACCGCCCTGGGCGCATGAACGTGACCAAGACGCCGATATGGTTTAGCACCCATAAGTTTGATCTGTTAGATGAGTTGCTTGAGGAAAACCAACACGCCAATACCATTATTGTTTACAACTTTATTGAAGAATTGGCTGAACTCAAGCGTCGGTATCCTAACGCACAGACAATCAACGATGACAGGGCTATTGAGCGTTGGAACGATGGCAAGATTGAACTGCTATTGATTCACCCTAAGTCAGCCGGGCATGGGCTAAATCTTCAACACGGCGGTAGCAAGATGGTCTTTGTATCTTTGCCTTGGAGCCTTGAGTTGTACGAACAAACAGTAGGCCGCTTGCACCGCAGCGGTCAGAAGCATGATGTATGGGTTTACCTCTTATTGACCAATAAAACGATTGATTTGAGAATTTGGGACGCCCTGAAGGACAAACGGGCTATTTCAGACATTGCATTAGAGGAGTTGAAATGAAGTTATTAGATGAAGCAAAAAAATTGGCTGACGACATAGCGGAATATGCGCCTAGCACCAACCTTGAAATAATCCTCCGCGATTTAATTAAAGAAATAGAAAGGTTACAAAGTGAAAAGACTGTTGCAGTTAAAGGCAAAGCTAAAGCTAAAGCAAGCTGAGAGCGTGATTCGTGTGCGTAACTATGGCACGGCTGCTCGCAACTTAACGCGGACGATTGAAGAAATTAAAGCCTTAAAAGAAAGGATTAAAAATGAAGAAGTTAAGTTGGCGGGCGCTAAATAACGCTCTTTCCATGATGAGCGAGGAAGAAGTGCTATCCCTGCTTGACTTGGAAAAGGTAAATGAGCGCCGTGCATCTGTATTGCAACGCTTACATCAACGCTATAACACGCTGCGGGTATCCCGTGAGCGTATTGAGCTACTAAGTCTGGCGGTGAAACCATGACCGACTTTAACGCTTGGAGCCATGAGAACTTGGTGAAGTTTGCCCAGGACGCAACGGTTGAATTGCAGTTTTTAAGGGACGAGCTAAAAGCAGCGCTTAAAGCTTATCGTGAAATAAATACACGGGAGAATCAAGAATGAATAACTTTTTTTTAGTAGCAATTAGCTTTATCCTTGGCTATTTTTGCGGTGCAACAGAAGCTAAAGCGCAAACAACTTACCTATACGGCGCTCAAGGGCAAAGCTTAGGCACCGTTCAACAGTCAGGTAATACGCAATACTTCTACGGCCCACAGGGCGAAAGCAGAGGCACGGCGCAACAATCAGGCAATACAACCTACGTCTACGGCGCGCAAGGGCAGTCTGTAGGCACTGTGATGGCTCCTATAGCCCCTATGCCTGTGTATACCCCTAATCCATCGTCTATGACGCCTATTTACGACTCAATATTTGGACGTTAATGTTACGCATCTGCAACAATTGTCAGCAACGCAAGAACAATACCACTGGCGCTAATGTTAACAACCCTAGCGGTCTAACCTATAAATGGTTTTGCCAGGACTGCATCACGAAAAGGAATGAAAATGAACGTATTAAAAAGATTTTGGATGTTATTAACCAACCCACCATCAGCAAAAAGCATCGCAGCTAAGGAGCTAGAAAGCGCTAAACGTAGCTTTTTGGAGCATAAAACCCACGCTGAGTATTACTCAACACTATGCTCGTTTGAAACGCAACGGATTACTAGGCTTGAGAAGTACCTTGAAGAACCCGTAAAGCTTGACTAGTACGCGCCATGCGGTCATCTAATCCTAGCGTACCGCCATTGATACGCTTTGTTAGATTGACTACATCGCCAATATCAGACAGTTGGTTTAAGCCTTTTTTATTGAAAAACCATGCTGCGCTTAGAGCCGCATACGTAGGATCAAGCAACCAATCAGGATTCCCAACAAGATCCAAACCCATACTAGATCCGCAGTTGGCATAGTTGTCTTTACCAGTAAGTTGTATAAGACCACGCCCGTGATAACGCCACCCATCGCCTTCTTCGGTGTTACCCATGCGCCCGGCATAAACTTTGTTGGCTATCTTTTCAGGGTTGTTAGCATACTTTTCAGCCGTATCCATATCTGGGAAACGGCTTGGCCAAGTACGCATAAGCGCTGCTGCGCTGTAATGTAAATTTTCTTCCAAGGTACGGAATGAATTAGACTCATGGCCACATTGACCAATGAAGTTAGCTTGTCTTTTAGGGTTTGAAATATCATATTTTTCAAAAGCCTTATTTAGGGGGTCTAGCCATTTGGCGTCAATGCCAAGCGCGTGTAATTGTTCAAGCGTCATTTACTTACCGCGTCGTATTGGGCATAGCAGGCTTCAAGTCCTGCACGGAGTTCGTCTGCTCTGGCAGCTTCCCGTCTAAGAAAGATTGCATCCTCGGCGAAAAGGCTGGCCCCAGTTCCAATTTGTCCAGGGAGGGGGCTTTCGGGGCGACTGGGACGTTTACGCAACTCGCTAATAGCATCGACAAGCTTAGAGTTAATATCACGGATTTGAGCATCTTTGACCTTTCTTATCTCATCGGTAGCTATTTGGTGTTCTATTTCCTTTTGCCTTGTTTCTTCTGCAATTGCCGCTTTAAAAGCCACGAATCGGCTATGTTCAAAACTATACCCAAGGTAAGCAGAAAAGAGTAGAGCGAGAGCAATAGCTCCAAGTTTGACATAAGTAAGGATTGGTAAGGGAAACATTACTCAATAGGTTTGGACGTGTAAAAGCGTAAAACGGCGCAAATAATTCCCACGGCTACCAATGTATAGCCATAAACTTTTGGATCAATCACTGATTGCAAAGCAGGTAAATTGTCCGCCAAAGCACCAACAATCACTAATGCTAATGAAAACCACATGGTTTTGGATTGGTGAACTTTCATGTTTTATCTACTTTACGGTCTAACTTATCTTCGATTTTATCAAGCTTGGCAAATATGGCGGCGGCGATCTTGTCAAAATCATGCTTGGACATATAGTTGCCAGCAATCAAAATTTCAATGGAACCGACCTTTTCAACCAAAATCTTATCGGCGGTCTGTAAATCTTTAACAGCGTCCCAAAGTACTTTAAGCCACCAGCCACCTAGAAAGCCAGTAATAGTAACGGCTATGTTAAATAGAGTTTGATCCATTTGTTATCTCGCAAGGGCGTTTTGGTTTTGCTCACCTGGAGCCAAGTTATTAGATATTCTACCAATTGTTGCTGCTTCTTTTGTTTTTAACTTTTTAGCCCCTGCACTAATTGCTTCTTTAATAGGCGCCGCATTAGATTTGATAGTTTCTATATTGTTTTGACGTTGAAGTGCTTTTTCAAGAGATATAGCACCTTTTTCAGGGTCTATTATTAGTTCTAAAGCTAAATCTCTAGCAAGTTTATCTGTTACTTTACCTTGCAATTTACGCAATAGCATATTAGCTAAAGCAATACTTCGGCTAAGTAAAGCAGGAAAATGCGGCACTGAAACCGCAGGAATAATAGCGCCTTCTTTAGACCCGCGCATAGCTTGTTCTTCAGTTTTGGAAGCCCTAGCTAACTCATCACTAATATTTTGAAAATCTTTCATTTCAGCCGGCGTCATTATTTCACGCAACTTACCATATCGTGCTTCACCCGTAGATTTTTTAATAATTCCTTTGCCTTCAACTAGCGCATTTTTAAACGCGGCGCCTTGTAGCTTTCCTTCAGGATTTAAGTTTGAAGTTATTTTTTCAGCTAAAGCTTGACGAATTTCCATTCTATTAATGGGCTTGCTTTGCTCGGCATAGGTTTCACGCGCCGTTTTCCATTCTGGTACTTTATTGCCAAGCCAATCTATAAATTGATTTTTGGTTGCTGTTAACTCAGCCGGAGATAGTTCAGGGCGTTTACCTGCGTTAACTGAAGCTTTAGCTGCAGCAATATTAGCGTCTAAGGACTCTTTAATACGCTGTAAATTAGTTACAGAAAACTTTTCACCCGTTGCAGCAGGAAAATAGCTATTTGTTTCTTGCGCGCTTTTAAGTGCATCGCTAACCGCCGCTTGCATAGAGGGTTTACCGAGCATAGACTGTAAGCTCTTATCTGCCCCTACTTTTTCTTTTAGCGAATCTAAAGCATTTTGAAGGTACCGTGCTTGTTGACCACGTTGGTCAGCGATAGCCATAGCTTCTTTTGCGGCGCCTGCATACTCAGGTATACGCGCTGCGTTTTCAGTATATTGTGGCCCAATACGAGGGTAGCCAGGAACAGGATAAGCAGAAGGCGAAACATTACCGGTTCCCCCTAAATTTTCGGGAATAACACCGCCTGCGGATAGATTGCGTTGTTGCGCTTCTTCGGTAGCAAACTTGCCCCAATCACGCAAAGCAGCGCCTTTACTAGCCTCAACTTGGGCTAACTGCATTTTTGCAAGTTCTACATCAGATATACCGCTAACTTTTACGTTTGCAATACTGCCATAATTCTTTTTAGCAGTCGCATTTCGTATTTCTTCTGCCGTAGTAATTGCGGTGGGTATTTGTTCAATCTTACCAATTAACGATGGATCTACAGCCAATTTATTAACAATTGCTTCTCGATTGGCAATGTCGTTTGCTAATACATTAGTGGACGCATATGGTTTAGTTTCACGTTCAGCAGCCGCAAGTTTGGTTAAACCTAATCCAGATGCACGTTCAGCAACAGAAGGGTTATACCCTTCAACAAGCCCAGGATTATTACGGATAGCTTCAATAACCGCAGGTGCTTGTCCTTCAGTCATTTTTAACAAGGCTGCCGATTTAGGATCAGTCATTTGAGATAACCAATCTAATGTTTTTCCAGATAAACCAGCCGCAGCGCCTAATACAGAAGTATTTGTAAATGGAATACGACCTGTAACAGTACTTAACGGATTTGTTACATTAGCCATTGTTTCAACAGGCGTAATAGCTTTAGCTACATTAGCAGCCATTTCAGGCGCGCCAGCTACTTTAGCTGCGCCTGCAACGGTTTTAAGTGCGCCGCCCCCAAGACCTAAAATGGTAGATAAATCTGCCGCCGCGCCAACTGGATCGGTATAAAGCGTATTTTTTATCTTATCCCAACTACCGTATTTTTCTTTATACACGCCGCCCATAGCATCGGCGGCTTGAACTGCGCGCTTAGCCGCTTCGGGATCAGCGTTAAATAAAGTATCTATCTTGTTTACAGTATCAACTACCGATTTAGGTAGTACATTTTGCAAAGCACCGGCGCCTACATCTAATATGCCTTTAGTAGTTTCTAATGGGTGCATTACTGCGTGGCCAATACCGCCAATTAAATTAGCGCCGCTTTTAACAACATTTCCAGCAAAGCCTCCTACGCTGCGGTCAGACTCAGCTTGAACATTTTGACGTCCTAACTCAATAGGTGTAGCCGTAGATAAGTCAAAACCACCTAAAGATGGTTGAATTGGTTGCGCTGAAGCAAGATCAAAACCCATTATTTTACCTCAACAAATTTGGCGTTATCTGGGCTTACATAAGCTTTATTTCCTTTAGCATCCGTTTTTAACACCCAATCGGCACCTACACCAGCCGGTAAAGACGCGGCGTTCGGCGTTCCTGATTTACCAGCTAAAGCTTGTCTAGTATTAGGAGCTAAAAACTTTTCTCTATAATCGTCTTTACCTGTACTAGCTTTATATTGTGTTTCAAGACCACTTAATTGCCCCGCCATTAAGTCGGTATATGCTTTAACAACGCCTTTAAATTGAGCAGGGCTATTCGCCGCAGACAATCTATCTGCAACTTCTTTACGATCACCTAATGCACCGCCAGCGCCGATAACCGCTTTTGTAATTTCATCGCCTACGATACGTTTAACAGCGTCAAAACTATTTGGTGCAGGTTGGCCTGTTTGCGTAGAAATTGTATTTGCAAGGGTATTAATTAATGGCATATCGCCATTTGCGATAGCATCATTAAGTTGCGATAGTGTACTTAAGTGGTCTACTACAACGTTAAATGAACGGGTGCTATTTCCTTGTTTTCCTGAAGTAAAGGCTTTTTGAGCCGTATTCATAGAATGATAATTTTTAGCATCGTATTCAGGATACGCATAGCTAAGTAATTCGGTCATTTGTTGTGCACCTGGCGCTCTTGATCCAGCAGGTATAGGCGCCATGCGATATTCAGCAATTGCTTTTAGCTTAGATTGAACTGTGGGTGGCAAAGTACTAAGGAAAGCATCACCTTGTAAACCTTGTCCTATAGCTTCTTTTACAGTTATTTTAGGTGCGTTGGCTACAGGCATTGTAGCTCCTGGTACAGAAGATGTTGTAACGGGCGCGTTAAGTGGCATTGTAGAAGGCGCAAGATTATTAGCTACAGGTGCATTTGTAATTACGCCACTAGGGCCTGCCAAAACAGGCTTTATCCCTGAGATACCATACGGGTCAGCAATATTAGCTTGATTTAATGCGCCAGCGTTATGTATATTTAATCGCGTTTGATTTGTAGCGTTAGTATTAGCGCTTACAACATTAGCGTCTATATATGATTTGGCGTCGTACATTAACCCCGTTTTTACTTGATGCGAATATTGGTCAGGCAAAGTATAGCCAGGAGGCATTTTATCTTTAAAATTTTCGCGCCAAGCGTCATAACTTCTTTGATCTATTACGCCGGGCAACGCATCTTTAGCTTGTTTTACATTATTAGCAAAAATATCCCCCTGCGTTTTTTGCTGTGTTAACGCGGCTGTTTTTAACGCCGCTTGTTTACTAGCAAAATCCATTGCCATAGAAGGATCATAAGCCCATATTTGTTTCATTGCATCAGGTGAGTTAGGGTCTACATTGCTCAGCATATTTCTAACTTCCCTTTGCCGCGTCATTTCCTGCATTTTTGCAGCAGACTCCATCATCGCTAATTGATTAGCACCTGATTCTATTTTTACAGGCTGAACTTGTAGCGGGATACTTGCGTCGATTGGCATGATTATTCCTTAAGGCGAGTACTGATAATTATTAGGGCCTGTATACGCGGATGTATTATTGTTTCTAATGCTATTAATAAGGGCATTAGTTTGATATGCGCCGATACCTTGACTAACTGCATTATTGTATGCGTTAGCCGAACCAACTTGACCCGCCGCCGTAGCATTACCAGCACCAATAATATTAGACGCGTTGCTCGCCGCAGTAGTACCAATAGCTGTGCCTGTGTTATTAGCAGACGCTTGGCCTATACCAGTTAAGAATTGGTTATTAGAAGTATTAACGTTATACGCTTGTAAATCTTGAGCATTTTTAGATAAATAGTTTTGATACGCTTGTTGGTAATAAGTAGAGCCTAAACCTTGGCCATATTGTTGTCCAGCGGTTAAAGCGTTACCAGAAATCAAACCACCGCGCGCCGCCGCAGTAGCGTTCATTTGCTTATTACCTTGTTCTAAACTAAACGCATAGCCAGGATCAGCTTTAAAGTTAAATGCACTAGGAGTATATGGCGCTTGCGATGATAACTTATTCATCGCATTTGTACCCGCAGTTACAAATGGCGCATTTATCCCAATTTGACGTTCTAAATTGGCATTATTAGATGCCGTAGCTTGACCTGCGGCGTTTGCTTGCGTTTGGGCGGCGTTTTGAGACGCATTAGAGCCAAGTACACCGCCTAATAGACTTGCACCGCCCATAATTGCCATTCCAGTACCCGCAGATATTCCCATGATCTCTCCAATATAAGGCTAATTATCGCCCTTTTACAGCAATTTAGTAAATACTTTGTCAACTAATGTGTAACCTAAATATTCAAATAAACTACTGTTATCTGATTTTACTTTAGTGTTATAAATCACACGGTTAACGCCTTCATTTTTTAGATGCTTTTCAGCAAATTGAAACATTTTTAATCCTACTCTACCTTTTCGGTATTCTTTTTTCAAGAAGTAAATATCCTCAAAAGCGGTTAAACAAGTTCTGTAATGCAAATGTGGCCCAATAAAAAAAATAATGTACCCAACTAATACACCGTCATCTTTACAAGTGATGAAATGTAATCCTTTACTATTCCACAAATTTTCATAGTTTTCCCATACAGGGTCAAGCGGGTATGCTTTAGAAGCTGTTAATTCATCATAGTGATATGTAATCACTTCTTTTAATGCAGGCAAATTAGCAAGCCAATCATCAACTTTATATTCTATAGTCATGCGACGACACCTTTTGTTCGGTAATGGCGGTTAACTGCATATTAAGCTAATGGTTGCCAGCTAGTACCATTCCAAAGATACAGATTATGGGCGCCGCTATCATAATAAGTATCACCTTCAGCCGGTGTAGATGGCGCTGGGTATCTAGGCACAAAGTTAACTGCGCCGTTAAGCTTAACAATAAGTCTACGATTTGCACTTAAAGCACTGTCTGATCCACACGCAAACCCTACTGAACCAGTTGATTGAAAAACATATCCAGGGCTACCCGCTGAATTATTATCAAAGCCATTTTTTAATACGGCGGCAGTATCTAAATTTTGAATAGTGCTAGTAATAGCGCCGTCTACAGCACCGTAATTTTTTTCAAAACGATAATCTAAGAACGCGTCGCCTTGACCAGTATTGCCAATAAAGTTATCAGTGTAAGGAGCGTAGTTTAACGACGTGTTGTAATTGTTAATGTATTGATTACCAATATGGGTATTATTAACAATTACGCCTGCATTAGAACCAGTGCGGCTAACAGCGTAATCGTTATATTGGCAACTATTGCCTGAAAAAGTGTTGTCTTTGACAGGTGTTGATGCGCTATCTGCTTCAGACGCAACAACAAATCCTGCTTTAGCAAAAGCGGGGCAAGACGAACTAATACCGTTACTATCTGACACGTTATTTGAAATAACAGAGTTGTATACAGAAGTAAACCAAAAGCCTGCACTTCCAGAACCACTACATACGTTGTTGGAAATAATTAAGTTTTTATCTAAATATTCAGCGCTATCACCAATGTCATAAGTAGCTGCGTTACCTTGTCCACATAGACGTGCTACGTTACCTGTTACAACGCTATTTTGGGATAAAGCAATCAATCTAACGGCAGGGCCGTTGCAGTTATACGCTACGTTGTTAGAGATAAGCGTTTCACTACAACGCCAAGCATTAATAGCAGCAGATTGTGCTAAAGATACGTTTGGCGCGCCTAGATTAATAATATTATTTCCAATAAACATATTACCGCTGCCTGCTGTACCTGTATTTCTAACGCAAAGACCATAACCAATGCCATACACTTTGTTATTGATCATTTTATTAAATGAAGCACCTGTAGCATTGGTAATATAAACAGCAGTACCTGTAGTGACAGAATAAGGAAAATTATCAAATATACAATTTTCAATAAGATTGTATGATCCATAACCAAAAACACCGGCTGATTGCATACCAAAGAAACGACAATTAGTAATTTTTGCATAAGACTGAATTTCAATGCCGCTTAAAGATTTACCAGACGGAGCTGGCCCTGGGTTATCGTTAAAATTGCAATCAAAACTTAACCCGTCAATTTCAACATGGTCACTTGTACCAGCTTCAAAAATAGCTCTATTAGTATTTGCTTTAAGTTTTAATACTGAAACATAACCACCATCGCCGTAAAAAGAAGCGTTAGAAGGTACAGTAATATTTTGAACTAAATAAGTACCCGCGGGTACATAGATTGCTACTAAATTAACTGCGCTATAAGCCGCCGCGTTAGTAAATGCGGTTGTATCGTCTACTACTGCGTCGCCTACGGCACCAAAGTCTTTTACAGATACGTATTGGCGTAGTTTAGCTTGTACGGTAGTTGCAACAGCGTTAGATACGCCTGGTAAATAACCAATTAAAGCCGAACCACCAGGCACAGAGAAATAACTAAAATCATTGATACCAGCAATATTGTCATAAGAACCAATTTGGACATTAGTAGAATCTTTAAGAACAAACTTATAGCTTGACCCAGCAGTTAGCCAAACTTCGCTAGGTGTTCTACCAGCGGCGTCTAATACGATTGGATTAGAATTAGCTACATTACCAGCGTTACTTGTATAGGTAGTTAAGGGTGTAGTTGTGCCAGCGGCGTAGGTATAGAGCAAACCGCCCGTTAAAGGAACGCCGCTATCGTCAAAAAACTGCCAGCCAGCGCCAGCTAAGGCGGATAAATTAACGGTCATTATTTAACTCCTAAATTTAGTATTTGTTCTTCAAGGTCTGTAATTTTTATATTTAATTCTTGAATAGCTGCTGTTAAAAGTGCCACTACTTTAGATTGGTCAATAGCTTGATACTTTGGATTTCCATTTTCATCTATTGCATCTTTTTCACCAACAACTGCATCTGGGCATACCTCTTGTAATTCGTGAGCAATAAATCCATTTGCAGAAGCACCGCCATCTTTCCATGTATAGTTTACTGGTTTAAGTTTAGATACAGAATCTAAAGCATTAATAAATGGCGTTATATTTTCTTTTAAACGATAATCAGAAGTTGCTGTATAGACCACAGCAGAAGTAC